AGTTCCTTATTTGTTATGTAACGGTTATCGAATAGTTTATACAGGAAATAACGGAGTTATCCTAGCAAGAGGTTTGTAATGCTATGCTATTTTGACAGCGATAATGATGTTAATCTATCATACCTAGAACAAATTAAAAATGTTAGGACTTTAAGAGAATTAAAAACTCGCTTATCAGTTTCTGATATAGATTTTGTTACTAGCACTGAATATATTAAACCTGGAATTTACTTAATTGAAGTTAGCAAGGTACCGGAGTTATGGTGCGCTAAAACATTTCCTTCTAGTTCAAATATTCTATTGAACATCCCAAGTAGAGTAATACGAGCAACTAAACAACGTCAAATTAGGATAGTAATACTATCTACAATCGAAGGCGATAACTTTACCAGCGAGAGCTTTGACGGATTCGCACATCTTAATAATACCGTGAAGTTATTAGGATTGCCTAAATGCAGTTTACTTATAATCTCTGGGAATCTAAATGCCGGACAGCAATACGCTAAATGGTGTAAAGAAAATAATCAACAAGAATTGATAGAATTCCAAGAAGGCATAGAGTGGGACGGAAAAACATCTAATCAATTAGATACTCCTGTAAAGATCAAAGAATATTCTTATTTGATTAACAGTTTAAACAGAGCACATAGACCACATAGAACAGAACATTTGTTTTTTCTTGCAGAAAAAAAGTTATTAGATTCGTCATTGGTTAGTGGAGGTGTTTGGTTTGATGAATTACCAATTACTAAACCAACATATCAAGATGTTGATTTTAATTATTACAAATCTACGTTATTAAAAAATTATCCAAGAACATTAGATGTAGTTGATATAAAGACTAACACACCCAATCTAGTTAACAATTTTAATCTCTACAAAGATTCTTTGCTATCAGTAGTAACAGAAAGTCACTATGATCAAACAGGTGGATTGTTTATAACAGAAAAAACATTTAGACCAATACTTGTCGGTCATCCGTTTATGATTTTAGGACAGCCTTATATTCTTAAAAAATTACAAGAGTGGGGATTTAGAACAGACTTTGACGGATTGGATTTAACTTTTGATTCTATAGATGATGATCGAGAACGATTTACGCAGTTTCATCAATCTCTTTATAATTGGGCTGTATTAAATTCTGAAATAAAAAGAACTCTAATGTATAAATGGGATAACACGATCAAACATAATTTCTATCATTATAAAACTCTAGATTTTAAAAAAATTATGTTTGATCGTGTTATCAAATCAACAGAATCATATTTTATAAAAGATTTTTAGAACTTTCTTGAATGTCGTTTTTTAAACGTTCTACATCCATTTGAAAATCTATCTTCTTAATATCATTCCTATACTCTTGGAATATATTCAAGAGCTTGTTAGCAACTTCGTCAGCTTCGGCGTTTGCCAACTGCTCTTGAATATTGATTTCCCATATCCGACCATTGATGAATTCTAACCGCAAAAGTATCAGATACGCTACAGGCATTGTATTCATGTAGAGGTCCTCAAAGACCTCTGGCCATTCTTTAACCAAATGTCTGGGCGGTTTGAATAATGCCTTAGACACCAGCCTCTTCAGATGTTTTTGCAGTGGCTTTCTTCTTTGGAGGATCTAGTGCATCTGCTTCTTTACGAAGTCTTGCAGCCTCTTTGTACATTGCATCTGCTTGACTGCGATAACTCTTGGCAATATCTGCATCTGTGAGAACAGCATCAGTTGCTGCTTGAGCTCTTACAGGAGCAGGAGCTTCTACAGATTCAGTTACTGGAGTTGGTTTTGCTTTCTTATTGTCTTCGGGTCTAGCACCTTTAACAAAATTACAAAGATCGTCAACAGCACAGTTTTTCTGTTCTGCAATTAGAACATTCAACTGATCCAATGCCACTGAATGATTATGAGTTGGAGTCATGATCACAGAATCAGTAGGAACCTTTTGAAGACGGTTGTCCGCTTGCATAGCTGCCAACATAGGACGTCCATCTGGAAAATGACGAATAAACATCATTTCTCCGAACTCAAAGGCTTCCTGAGCCTGGTCGGATTCTAACATTAGCATTAAAGCATCGTGATATGCATCTGTTAGTTGATTAACGGGTAATACTAATGCAGAGCCAGAATCTCCGGGAAGAGTTCTGAAAACCACAACGACCTTAGCCCCTGTGTTTTTCATTCTTCCAATATGCTTGATTGTTTTCATTTTATTCCTTTTTAGCGGCCACTGATTCTAGGAATGTGTTAAGTTTGTTATAAATTTTACCTACAGCTTCCATTTCAGCGGCCTTGAATGCTCCACGTGAACTTGCAACATCAACAATACTGCGAATTGCCACGAGATCATTGATATTAAGATCTCCGCTGGCTTGATTGCTGTTTTCAGCAGCAGGTGCAGTTACTGGTGTTGGCTCTACTGGAGCGCCTGGTGATACTTTGTTTTCTTGTTGGTCCATTAGTTTCTCCTTAAATGTGGACAGGCTAACATAAAGTATGTTAGTTCTTTCTGATCTTCAAAGGCCACAAAAGTGGCTGTTTTCAAATGTCCGTCCTTATCGATCGTAGGTTGCTTGGCAATCGCATAACGACCTTTTAGTCGAGTGCGTATCCAATTTTCTAGATTATCGCCGCCAAACCCAAACCCTCTGTCATCAATTTTAAATTTCGCAAAATGCGGAGGAACATGAGACAAAGAACGTTTGTTTAGAACTTCTAAAGGATTTAGATCGAACATAGTGAAATATTTATATAGTGTTATTATTCAGTGGTGGATTCTTGGCGCAGTCTTTTTGCTAAAGATCTTGCAGTGCCAAATTTCTTAACATCGCCTGAAAATAGATAAAGCTCAAATGCTGCTTTTTCAGAAATTACAGTTATGTGTTTTTTAGTTAAATGAAACGGTGTGTCTAGATATTGGTCGAGCCATATTAACACCTGTGAACTTATAGTAAGTTCTTTAGGAATATCTATTTTATAGATTTTAATTTCTGCTTTATTGGTCAAAAAATCCAAACACTGATCTGTTATTCTTAAACCACCAACATCTTTTCCGCGAGTGCTGAGCCACCAAATTGGTCGAAAGTCTTTTATTCTTTTTTCATCTGCATCTACACCTGCAGCCTTTAAAAAAACTTCAGTGTAGGAATCTTTGCGATCCATGATATTACTTTATTTCTTCGCCTGTTGTGAGTTTATAAACAGCAAAGTCTGTGGACTTGAATAAACGATTTAATTTTTTAGCAAGGTTATGTGCATGACCAGGATTACTGAAACTAACTTTTTTATATTTAGGTCCAGGATAGCTTGCAACTAGACTTCCGCTTTTGAGATTAAAAGGCGCACCTTTGTAGAATACAGCCCAAATGGCATCACTGTTGAGAATTTGCTCAACCTTGTAAGTTTCTTTGTTTGCGTATTCTAGCAATACTTGGGGCTTAGGTCTGCTCATAATTATATGTGTTCAATTAAGTACACATATATTTATGTTTATTTGAAACCTCCGCCATCAACCTGAACTTCTATTTCGGTGGTGTTTTGGCGAATTTCATTAAGCATAGCGTGTATTTCCTGCATGGTTTTTGCCATTTTGGAAGTCATAATAGCTAATTCGCTGGTTAGGTCTCTTGCTTCTTGAATACTTAACCTAATATCTTTTTGTTGACTGCGTTCAGCTGTATTCAGTCTTTGAATAAGACGTTCTACAGTGGGCATGGTCACTGGTTGATTATTTTGAGACATTTGATAATACCTGTTTCATTTCGAGTTCTGTTTTGAAAGGACCTTGGTACTGATATCTTTGTAAGGTAATAAGTTTAGGACAGAAACTCTTAACCCACCCTTTATCAAATTTAATAACATAGTATCCTGCACAGTAAAGGCTTTTACTATCTCCGCTCTTAGTAAAGAGTGGTAGTTTTCTTTTAACATCAAACATTGCATTGTGGGGCGTGGTCGAAGTTGCATAGCCGTGTACCTCATTTGGTTCTGCATCATCTGCTTCTTTGATAATTTTTGCAACAAAGAAGTTTTTACCAAACTCTCTAGTTAGGTCAACTTTGGTTTGATAAATCTTAACACCTGCCTCATTGCTCATAACAAATCGATCGTCTTCGTTCTTTCTAAGTGTAGCAAATTTTGCTCCATCTTTTTCAACGATCCAAAATTTATTTTCAATAATTGGTTTAGCGTGTAGTTCTTCTGTCATACTGTGTATCTCGCATTTAAAGGTTCAGCATAGGCCTGTGCCTGATCTGAAATTTTCTTTAAGTCATATAAATTACAAAACTTAATTAAACGTATTCCAACTTGACTGATATTTTTATTTGCACCAGTTGCCGTGGCAATTGTTTCGGTAATGATAGCTTTGATCTCATCAGGTTGTGCAGAAAGATCAATCAGTACTCGATTGCGTTCGTAGTCATCTAGCACACGATGTTCTTTGCCTTCGTGGTCGGACCAGCGTTGCAACATGAGATTGTTCCACGCATAGCCTTTTGAGTCTCTATCACCGTAGGCCTCACGGAGACCAACCTTATTCTTTGTGCCTTTTTCGCGAACTCCCGGATATGCAGAGAACACGTTGTCTGAGGTATCTCCTCGCATACACTTCTCAAAGAGTAACCACTGGGGGTCCGGAATGGCTTTTGGCTCTTGAGTCTTTTTATCAATAACTCTCTTACCTTTTGCATCAAAGATACCTTCATGTGTAATTGTGGTTTCCATTACGCCATTGTATTGTTTTACATTGGGTGCGATAAGCTGTACAAAATCTGTATCTGTTGAGATAATCACGTGGCTATCATTAGGATGGCTCTGAATCCAGCCTGCAATAAGATCGTCTGCTTCTAGACGAGGATGTTGCATAACTGTACAGTTAGTCTTTTCTGTAACAAATTCTTTGAATGTGTCAAAGGCTTCCCAAAAGACTTTTTCTTCTTCTTGCTCTTTTTCGTTATGTGCGGCACGGGCATCACTGCGATTACGCTTGTAGGGAGCATAATAGTCCTTACGCCAGCTTCGACCTTCTAAACAGAATACCACATGAGTACCGCCAAAGTCTTGCCATGCTTTCTTAATACTGTTAAGTGTGATATGAAAAGCCATGCCAAGTTTAATGTCGGCATCGCCATTGATTACATGTCTAGCACGGAAAAATGTGTTAGCAGTATCAACTAAAATATAGGTCATTTGTTATTCTTTTTAACAGTTTTAATATCAATAACGCCAGTGTTAACAGCGCCTCCAAAGTCACCGTCAACTACTACATTAGCGCAGAGTTCACGGAACCAGCGATCTATGATTTCTTCATCGGCATCGCCGTCAAAACCATATCCCTCTTGCTTTAATTTTAACACAAATTCGTCATTCCAGTCAAGCTCAAAAAAGCCATTGCGAATATTGTCTTTGTTAACATGAGTATTAAGCACTCCCACCCATGGTTCTTTTAATCGAGTTGCTCGATCTTTTGGACTTAGTTTAGCAGTTTCTTCCGCTTCTCTAGCACGTTCTGCTGCCGCAATCGCATCTTCTGCGACTTTTTTAGCAGCCTCTGCTTGCTCTAGGCTTTTTTCAGTTTGGCTTCTAAGTTTATCAATACCAAATAGTTTTTCTATAAATTTACGCATTAGGTTCCCCACTCGTTCTTAAACAATGGTACTTGTAGTCTGTCACTATAACGAAGACCTTTTGCCATTGCTAGTTCTGCAACACGGCGATTATTTAGTGTATACACACTTTCAACACCACCCACAGGCATTAGGTATACAGGACCTTCAAATCCTGCCTTACGATATGCACCAATAGCACATTCTGCATCTGCAACATCTTGTTCTGTTGCTACTACAAATTTAAGATAGGTATACCCTACATCTTCATATGCACAAACAACTTCTGGTCGAATAGCATCCTCCCACTTTTCGCCTCTGCAAGGCAATTTAGCACTTACACTGAAAGTAATGCTTTCACACCAAGATTTATTTCCCCGTAGTTTCCAGTTCTTTAGGTATTCAGTAAATTCTGGAGTTAGTGCTTGGGTGCCATTTGTTTCAAATGTAATTTCTTTTAAGCC